CAGGCTGTATGCCTCCTGGCGCGCGCGGGGTCACATGCGCAGTGACATGCGCGGTCACATGATGCGTGGGCGTGGATGTCCTGCGGGAGGGTGCGGAGGACATCAGCGCACTGACACCACCACCACCACCCGCGAAGGCAGGCTCAAGGCCGGGAGCCTTGGCACCACCAAATCCGAGCACCTTGCCCCAGTCCTTCACCACGTCCAGGCCCACATTGAGCGCACCCTTGAAGTCACCGTGCAGCAGGTTGCCCAGGACTTTGAACGGCGCGAGGATGTAATCCTTGATCAGAGTGCCGATCGCCATCAGCTTGTCCTCGATCCAGTTGAGCGCATCCGACGCTGCCGTCTTGATCCACCCCCACGCAGCCTCGAAGATGTGGAACTTCACCTCCAGTGCGACCAGGATCGCGATCACCGCAACGATGCCAGCGATGATCCATGCGACCGGGCCAAGACCGATGACCCATGCGGCAGCCATCTTGATGCCCGTGGCCATGGCCTGGATGCCGGTCCAAATCCACGCCGCACCGACCTTCATGATGTTCCACGCGATGGCCACACCGCTCTTGAGCGCGGATCCAAGCTGCGAGAGCCAGGACTTCGATGCAGCCGCACCAGCCGCCTTGTATGCCCTGACTTCAGAGGCAGCAGCCGCGTCCACAGCATAGAACTCTGCACCGACCAGTTCAGCCTCTTCAGACTCAGCAGCCTGCGCAGTCCATGACGCCTCGGATGCAGTGGCTGCGGCTGCGTAGGAGACTGAGGTCTTGTCCGCAGCCGCCCCTGCACCGAACCACGAAGCTATCACTCTAGCCGTGCTGATAGCTGCCTGCTTCGTCCACGATGCCACAGCAGCTAACGCAGATCGAATGAAGGCCGCAGCAGATTTATCCGCAGCCTTTTCCACACCCATCAACTGCGCGACAATGTGATACATGTGCTTCGCGCCAGCCAAGTTGATATTGATCCAGGAGATCGTGGCATTGATTGAGGCTAGTATGAATGCCCCACCAAGGGCTGTAAGCCCAATCACGATCAGCTTGGCGAATTGTGGGTGTTTAGCCATGGCTGCACTAGCCATAGCCAGCTTGTCAGCCATCCACTGAAGTGCGGGTAGGATGTGGTCTATGATCTCCATGCCCACCTTGTGCATGGCAGCTTCCATATCCTTCTGAGCTTCCTCGAATTTCTCTGCTGACTCGGTCTCCTCCTGAGTCATGGCGAACTGCTTCGCACGATCTATCAGTTCGTCGTATTCCTCCTTGGTCTTGGTTGCCAAGCGAACTGATCCTTCGTCCATACCAATCATCTGGCCGAGCTTCATGGCCTTGCCGAACTCCATGCCATGCATGCTCTCGGTAATCTTCGCCAGGGCTTCCGGGGCCTTCATGCCCTTGAAGATCTTGACGCCCATCTCTTCGGCCTGCTTGCCCTCGTAGCCCATGGCCATGCCCAGTGCCATGCCGGACATGCGCGCACCGCGCATCTTGGTGCCCAGAACAGAGAGCTTCTCGCCCAAGCTGGTGATGGTGGAATTCACACCTTCAGCAGTGCCCCCAACACGCTCGGCTGCGATCTGGAACGTGCTGATCTCTTCCGAGCCTATATGGAATTCCTGTGAGAGCCGCTGAACTGCGACCTGGGCCTGAATCGTGTGCTCGAAGAAGCTCGCAAACTCGGCCACACCACCCAGAACACCAAGGAACTCCAGGACGGTCTTGCCCATTTCCTTGAAGTTCTCTTTCACCTTCTCCGACATCGACTCAATGGCCTTCTCGGCCTTCTCGTGGTCAACGCCGATGACGATTAGGAGTTCTGCGAGTGGTGAAGCCATGTCACTTGTCCTTGTGGCTATTGCTGACGAGTTCTTCGTTGTAGTTGTTCACAGAAATTATTTCGAAGAAGTTGTATGCATCTTCTCCACCGTAGACCGTCTCCAACTCATGGAGTGTCGCGTATTGCTTGCTCACGATCACTCCAATGAGCGGGCTGACGTTCAGGTAGTCTGCGAATCGGAATTTGCCGGTGGTTCCGACCCCAAGGTCTGGAACTTTTCGGCCAACGAAAAACCCAGGTGCAGTTCAAGCACCTCCCTACGAAGCATGAGCAGGGTGGTGATCTCGTCGATGTCCTCCTCCACCAGGGGCCGGATGACCGTGGCCGATTCCTTGCGCATGACGCACTGCATCATCTCGTTGAGAAGAGGCTCTGCCTGCTCCCATCTGATGTTGCCGAGCATCGTGAACAAGGACATGCCAGCCTCTGCAAGGCTGGCTAGGCCAGCCTTGTTCGGGATCTTGGTGCCTGGGCCGGATATGGCGATGAGCACGCGCATAGCCCACTTCTCGGCCTGCACAGCACCCATCTCCTGGAGGAAGAAAGTCTTTCCCTCGTCACGGTTGTCCTTTTCCTTGTGTGGGATCGTGATGGTCTTTGTTCTGCGTGCCATGGCAATCTCCTAGATCTACATCGGGCCTTTGGTGATGGATTCGACGATGAGGGTGAATTCCTGCGGCTCAAGGAATTTCTTGGCGTCAGGTATGGGCTTGTAGGTTTCGAGGAACAGGTTGTTCAGGTTGTATTTCGAATTGTTCCCCGGCATGGTGATGATGGCTGATCCGATGACCGCATCACGGTTGGTGTTCATCATCGCGGCCCACTGGTCGAACACGGTGATGCTCACCGAGTCGGCCGCGAGCTTGAGCTTGAACTTCACCGGGTGCGGGAGCCAACCGGCCGACAGGTGGCCATCCACGCCCATCATGGCTTCGAGGATGGGAATCGCATCGGACGTGAACATGTCGTCAGCGGCCCACTGCGAGATGGCCACACCGGACGAGAACAGACCCGGCACGGTCAAGACGAAGGTGGCATTTGCGGAGGTAATAGTGGCCATGTGGCTCTCCTCTACTGGATGTTGATGGAAGCGACGTTGAGTTGATTCACCGAGCCACCATCCATATACCAGAGGGTGCAGGGAGGCGAAGTCCTGTTCATGCGCGCAGTGCCGGAAGCGACACCAACCTGGAAGTAATACCCAGTGGTGGGCAGGGTGGACGCGATGTTGATTCCCTGATTGGGGTTCTGCGCATTCACGCTGGCTGCGGTGTTCACAGCAGAAGCCTGCGCTGCGGTGAGCAGGACACCCTTGTTGATCACACCATTGACCAGTGCCATCTGCACGGGCGAAGACGGTCCCGAGCACGCGGCAGACTCGATCATGTTGTAGCCGGTCGCGTTGTAGGGGATGCTCTGCTGGATCAGCATGTTGTTCACTTCAGCAAGCTGAATGGCCGCATTGAGCCAGATCGCACTGACGTAGCTGTCGAGCCATGCAAACGGACCACTGATGCTGCCATTGGTGAAGATGGTGAACGGGTAGTTCGCAGTGGCGAAAGCACCGAAGAAGTTCGTGTTGTTGTAGATCGCGTTCGCGTAGGAGGTCGGATCGCTGATGGTTGCACTCACGCCCGTGGTCTGCTTGGCCTGGATGGCAGCACGCCCGCCAGGAGCGGCCCAGTTGATGCTGGCGACGAAGCCGAGCACGAAGGCTGAAGCAAGCGGATCCTGATACTGGGAGCAGGTGCCGTTGTAGTTGAACCCGCCCGTGCGCTGCGAACACCAGTAGGAAATGCAGGAGACAGATCCGCCCGCACCCTGGCCAGTCGTGACGATCGTGGTGTCGCTGTCGTAGGGGGCATAGACGAACTGCCCACCCGTGCCGTTGGTCCAGGCCGAGAACGCGATCTTGTCGGCAATGACCGGCTCGAACGCGGAGGTGAAGCAGGCCCAGTTCTGGGTGCCCAGGACGACGGTGGCCATGGCCGCGGCCGGGGTCATGGCTGAGGTGGTGCCGAGCGAGGTGACACCTGAACCCAAGCCCATCTGAGCGATCGCAGCGGAGGTGCCGCCGCAGACCGTGACCGCGCCGATTCCCGTGGTGCCGGACTGGATGACGAACGCGTTGAACAGGGAGTTGTAGGTGCAGGTGGTCCCGGCCGGTGCGCCACCCGTGACCAACTGCGCAGCGAGGACGACACCCGCATTGGACAGCGAGGTCGCGGAGGACAGGTTGGTGGCCGCGACGGTGACAGCAGCCCCGTTCAGGGTCATGGTCAGGGTGCCAGTGGTGATGGCTTGGAGCGTGGCGAGCGTGGTCGTGGTCGGGACCGGGGCACCCCGGAAGAAGCCTTGGAGTGCGGTCTGCGCGTAGCGCGAGAACCACAACTGGGTGGGCTTGAGCGTGCCGAGCGTGTAGCCCTGGAAGTAGATCTGGGCCATGTTGTATTCCAGCGAGTTGCTGGTGATCGCCTGCGCGGAGGCCTGGGTCCAGGTCGTGTTGATGGTGACCGTTCCCGTGCCCGTGGTGGTGCTGTAGGTGCCCATCGCGGTGATGTAGGTGCCAGGAGGGCACCCGGTCGCGAGCAGGCCCTGGATGCCCTGTCCCACGGCAAGGGGGGCATAGTTGCCAGCCGTGCCGAGCGTGGTCGAGACGATGGTGAGGGTCGAGCCGGAACAGGTGGCAGTGCCCGCCCACGCGTAGCTGCCGAAATAGGCCAGCACGGCTGCGGGACTGGAGAAGCCGATCGGCGCACCGACCGGTAGGTTGGGGGAGTTGGACAGGATCAGGCCGTTCAGAGCGAGGGGGTTGCCACCTGCGCTCAAAACACTTGGCACGACCTGGACAATATTTGAGGCAGGAATCGACATGTTGCTCCTCGTTTATCGTGGATAGGTTGCTTGCACGTTGATGGATCCGACGACGACTTGGTTCATGAACTGCTGGGCTGCGGTGACGCTGAAGACCACAGCGAAATGCATCTTCTGCATCCACCGCTCCTCGTATTGGCTCTCATCATTTACAATCGCCATGTGCGTTGCGTCGTCAGTGTAGAGAGGGTCGATGGTGAAGTTGTTGGCTAATCCCCAGGCCTCGAAGAACGATGCGGTCTGGTCAGACCTGAACACGGTCTGCATGATGAGTGCCCAGTCCGAAGCACCATCACCATAGCTGTCGATCTGGAACGTGTAGTCCAGGCCGACGCTGGTGGTCTCAGTGCTGACACCGTCCCAGGTGGAAAGGGGAACTTCATAGGCCTTTCTGGACAGGTGAGAGACGATGATGAACGGAGTTCCAGGGGGTGGCACACGGTTGTCGTGGGCGGGGATGACATCCTGTATGCTCAGCCCGGTGATGCTCATGATCCAGGCCTGGATGGCTGCGAGCACGCTCTGATCGATGGGTGTGTTCACGAGGGTCATGGGTTCACCTGCTTGACGATGACCACGCTGTTCCAGTCTGGGAACTTCTCCAGGATCTGCACCACGAGCCAAGTGGTGCCGTCCGGCAGCACAACCTTGTCACCACCAAGTCCCGCAGCACGGTCTATACCGTTCATGATTTGTGAAGACCACAGCTTGCGCTTCAGTCCGCTCATGTTCAGATCGTCTACATGCTTCAGGTCGCCCGTGGTGAGTTCCTGCACCTGCGCGGTGATGTTGGTCGCAGGCAAGTAGGTAGGTGTGCGCGGTCCACCGGGTGTAGCCGTGATGATTGGGGTGCATGCTGAGTAGCTGATCAGCATTCTGGGATTGACTGCTCCCACTGCACCGGAAATGATCCCATGCAGGTTCATGATTGCACCCGCGACTTCACGCTATCAATCATGCCGTGCGAGTCGATCAGCACCTTGTTGCCTTCGACGAACTGCTTGCGCTTCTTCGTCTCGTCGGAATCGTCAGGCTCAGTGAATTCAATGATGGTCTGCTGCAACTGCGCAGCGATCAACACACCTGCCTGTTCGAGTGCTAGCTTGGAATCCATTCCTGTGTTGATGAGTCCGGCCTTGATCAGGTCGCCCCAGGTCGGGCCATACTTCTCTTTCCATTGATCCCAGAAAGGGCGAGGTGGGATGTGCTTCTCAGGCGCACCAGCGTTCAGGAT